ATCTCCTTGTGTTGTTATTACGTATATATCCCGGTCAGTAGGCGGTATATACGGGTAAGTAACTGTCTTTTTAAATTCAATTCCTAACCTATCCTGACGGTTTTGATTTATCTTAAGAGTAGCTATGTCTTTATATCTTTGCATAATTTAAGTACCGTTCTGATTAAATTCCCCCATGAAACGTCCTGACTTTTTAGGTAGTTGTGTATGTATGGGTGTAAAATTAAAAGATGTTACATCTATAGTATTAGGTACCTTTGTATTTTCAATATCCCACCCATAATCTACAGGCAAGCTAAAAACTAAACCAGTTAGTATTCCCGGGAGATTCTTTACATAGTTTCCTATAGTGAGTTTAATTAAATTACCTCTTGGATAGCCAATCTTGGAGTAGTCTGGAGTCATTAAAGATGCTAAGTAGTTGAGCTTTTTATAAGTCGGGTCAATGTACTCCTGATTTTCCCCGCAGTATATTTTAAAATTTAAACTGATACCTCTTGTGAATCCTGTATAACTGTGGAAGTTTTCTCCTCTTCCTATAAACTTGTATGGATCCCAAGTGCTATTGAAAGAATCAGTTAAGCTATCTAAATATGCTCTAAAAAAAATATAATCTGTTAAACTAGGAGTATCGTTATTAATGGCTTGTATACTAAATTCAATTAAGTCTGCTTTTTGTAACTCTCCAAGACTATTGGAGTCTGAACCTGATATTATTCCTGATTTTGCTATAATATCTGTTAAGCTTCCGGATTCCGATAATGAGTACGTTTCCCTCCGTAATTTATCCTTTACTTTATAAGATCCGGTGACGCTATATCTATTCTTCTTAGTCGTTTGTTGTAAGTCTTTATTTAACTCGATTACCTTGTAAAGGTCTTGCAGTTTATCTGTATTATTAACTTTTTGCTGTAGAGAGCTTTCTGGAGTAGTTCTTAATAGTGGATAAGACTGACCTACGGGTTTAGGTAATGCTAGGTTATTAATACTTGAATATGTTTTAGATTTTTCCCCAAAAAGGGACCTATCTACATGCAGTACCCCAGTACCCCCTGCTGTTATTTGAGCATATGTTGATATTGGGGAATAAATGTTATTTTCTATTCTTGAAAAAATTTCTTCAATAGGAATACTATTGTACCTAACGCTTCCTTGGGGACCTGTAACAATTACCGGATATATTGTAGAAGCTATGTTTTGCTTTATAGCGAAATTGACACCCTGCGGACTTGCAAAAAATTTAGTCAGCCGTTGAATATCATCTTCTACCGCATTAAATCTTCTTAATGTACCCCCCCTAAGTAAAAAATCCGGAGTATTAGGCGGTACTTCCTGATCAGTAGGAATAGGCTTTACTATATATGGTTGAGCGTTATTACCTCCAGCTGCTATAGAATTATACGGTAGATTTTTTTGTTCAAATGTAGAGTTATAAAATTTAAAATCCTGGGGGTCAGTTAGTATTTTAAGTAGTGAAGGCATAAACTACTAACTATGACCATCTAGTTCTATCAATAGAATACCACGTACCCCTGTTGGTAGGTAATGACAAATGTAAAAAACCGGATGCTTGATCATTAATTGGTCCTCCCCTAGGCTGATTATTCTCTAAATCTAAGTCTGTTTTATCAAATATAGAAGTAGGTTTTCCATAAACCCTATTTCCTCCGTAGGCAAGTGGGCTTCCATCTGGCCCTCTACCGGCTCGGGTTACTGCTGTACTGTAGTATGTTACATGTTCATTAGGTAGGCCGATATGAGGTGTACCTGGCCCTCCGTTGGGTCGACTATCTTCTAAGTCTAAGTTTGTTTGATTAAAAGATCTTATTAGTGCCATAGTTGTTATTTTATTTTAAATAGTTATGTTTATAATTTTTAGAGAGTAGGCGATGATTCTCTTGTATTTGCGTAATTTTGTTGAGTATTTTTTGATATCTGATCCATATACTTTATGTACTCTTTACTAAGCCGTTCATTTGCTACTTTGGCGGCAGCATCATCGGCAGCCATTTTAGTATCATATTGATGTGCAGCCATTGGATTAATTCTTGTAAAAAGGTAATTAAACATTCTCATAAAGCCTGTTTCTCTTTGCTCTATAGCCAATGTCATTGCGTAGAGTTTATTAGAAAAATCTGCTTTTTCTTCTTGTGGTATTTCAAGCTTACCTTCATTCGCTGCTTTTATAAGTTCATTTGTTTTTTTATTAGCAGATTCTACTCTTGCTTTTTGTCCATACCCTAACTTACCCAAACTGTCTACAATATCGTTAAGTGTATCCGCTAAGTTTTGAAGAAGTCCCCCTTCAACCATGTTAGTAAATATTTCTTTAGCTTTAGCAAGAGCTATATTAAATTTCTCTTGAGCATCTAACTGTTTTAACGATTCTGCTAACTGTTCGGCTGTTATTTTACCTCTAGCCAAAGCATCTGCTTGTTCGTCCATATGTGCATCTCGTAACCGCTGTATTTGTTTTCCGGTTTCTGTACCTATAAACTGCTGCATTATTAGAGCATCCGCTAAATTATCAACAGACATTCCAGTAGCTTTTGCGTAAGCTTCCTGTGTAAGTACGTTTAAATTTTCAAATTCGTTTATACCGCCTATTGTTTTAAAAATTTCTTCAGCTGCTTGAGCATATTTACCCTGTAAACTTAAAGCTCTTGCTCTTTCAAAATTTAGACTTCTACCAGTAAGTAATTCGGCTTCTATTTCTGCTGAAATAGATTCTTCGAAGTTAAGTAAACTTCTAGACATTTCTTTGGCAGTAGTTAACGCTATCCCTAGTCTTTCTGTTTGTAGTACTGCATTAGTTGCTGCTTCTAAACTTCCTCTAAAAGAAGCTAATAACTGCCCACTAAGTGCACTTACCTGTTTAAGTATTTTAGTTCCGTTAAAAAGAATTTTATTAGTATTAGCATAAGCAGCTACCTGCTGTAATATTGTTTTTAAACCTTTAACTCCTTCTCTGTTACTAAAGATAAGTATTTTATTAAGTTTACTAGCTTCCTCAACTTCAATCTTATATTCTTTGGTCAACTGTATCTGAGCATCTAAAGTTTCGTCCGAATAACGTAGAGTAGCAGCAGATAGATTACTTAATTGAATTTGTGCATCTATTAAATCAGCTGTCAGTTTATAACTGGTATTTAGATCTCCTTTAATATCCGAAAAATAATCTCTTAACTTGTAAGCTTCTCCTTGTGAGAGACTTAAATTTCTTTGTAAAGATACAGCTTGTTTATCCGCAAGAAACATTGCATCTTTAATAAATTTAATAACCTCTATGAGCGCTTTAAGAAGCATTACAACCCATCCTCCGCCTGTAAACATACCAGTGATTTGACTCCCTATTCCTTTTAGCCCCGCTGCAAATCCAGCTGTAAGTGGACTACCTGCGACTGGTTTTGTTGGGGGGGTTGGCGGTGTCTGCCCTTGAAAAGCTCTAAGTGCTGCTGCTGCTGCAGGTCCTGTTCTATTACCTACTACGGCAGCAAGTAGTGGATTTTGTTGAAAAAAAGTTCGTGTTAGACCTCTTCCTGTTGCTAGAGAACGTCCATCAATACTTTGTATTTCTGCTTCAGTTCTATGAAACTCGTCAGCTTTCCTAAGTAAGTCGTCATAAGTATTTTCATTTCTGGCATTATCTATAACTTGCTGTCTTGCAGCTTTGGCTGCATCTTCAAAAGGTTCTGCAAATTTTCTTAATCCCGGTATATCTTTTACAAAAGCTGACATTTTAGTAAAAAACCCTGTAGTTTTATCTAACTTTACCGCACTGTTAAAAATATCTTTATAAATAAGTGCTAATTCTTGGGCTTTATCTCGTAATTCTCCTAATTCTCGAGCTTGTTTTACAAGTATTGCTAATTCACTACCTGAAGCAGTTTGCTGTTTTTGTTGTACAATACTAATCTGATCTGATAGATTTTTTACAATGTTTAGTTGCTGTGTTTGTTGTTTATAAGCCTCAACTGTACCTTTTACCCCTTCTACAGCTTTTGTTTGGGCAGCTTTAACATTATCTGCAGCTTTTGTAATTTTAGTAAACTCATTAGTAACTGCGGTTAAATCAAATCCAAGTCTTCTGGCTTGAGAATTTGTTTTCTTTATAGCTTCGAAAATTTGAGTAGCTTCATTTTTAATTATAGTAGCTAACCTAGCGGTTTCACTACTAAACGCATCAAATTTATCGTCTTCTGCCATTGGGTATTTTGTAATAAATATGTATAGTACCTACTTTTTTTGCTGTATTTTAGCTGTGTAGTTTGGTACTTTTTGTAATTTTTTATTCAAAGAAGCTTCCTGAAGAGCTTCCCCCTCCAGAGGTAGATTTTCTTCGAACCGTTTAGCTTTCTTTTCATGCCAATCTTCAAGCAGTCTATAAGTATGCTTACGTAGCCAAACAGGCATATTATAAACTATATCCCAACTGTACCCCCCCTGCCCAAAAAAAACTATTTCGTGTATTTGATTAAATAGACTTATTCTATACTGAGAGTTAATCTCAGAGGTCAGGCCAAAAAAAGCTAAGACCTACCGGTATGTCGATGTCCTCCTCAACACCGTTAATTATTACTTTAGTTTTTAAGTTTATATCTGGAGATATTTCTTTTATGTATAGTCTTAAAGACCTAGAATCACTTGCTAATAAATGGTTATCTACAAACTGTCTTATAGTTTCTTTATCTGTATTTCCGTTAACAGAAACTATTTGATATTTTAATCTAGTGGTTACTTCGGTAGAAGTATCTTTATTAAACTTTTTTAAACTGTTAATTTCCTGGTCTATTAAAGTATTGTCTGCTTCAGTTAAAAATTTAAATTCTACTTCATTTTTTGAAACCGGTAAAGTATATTGTACCGTACCCCTACTTGTAAGTAACTTTGAATCTAATTCTTTACTCTCAATTGTACTTAAATCAACCGTATACTCCGTCCCATTGTAAACAAAGCTGTAATCCTTACCGTACCCTAATATACGTGAAGCTATTAAAAGAGCATTTTTATCTCCTGTAATAAGATCCTTAAGATTAACTTTTCCCATTGTTAGGGATTCTAGTAACTTATCTAAAACAGTACCCTTATTAATATAATTTTGGTTGGTTAATATATCTTCTTCTTTAGCTGTCATGTACTTCATTTCGATAGTACCTTTTCTAAAAGGATGATCTTCCGGGTATACTAAACCTTTTGAAGGTAATTCTACAACTTCTGTAGGTAAATTTAATTCTGCCATACTTTTTATAATAAATATAAGAAAATAAAAAACCTGGGCCACTTAAAAATGATCCAGGTTCTTTTTGTAAAAAGTTATATTATCGCTTCATTCTTTTTGCTAAACGGCCCATGCTTTTAGCATCTTCTTTAGATTTTTCTGAAATTTGTTTCATTCTTTCGGATAAGCCGTCATACAGCTCTTCTAATTCTTGAATACTGTCAATTTCTTGTAGAAATTCCATTATTTTTGAGTTATTATCGGCAGGGGCATCTGTCACTACTTCTTCTTCTGCAACTATATCTTCTTCAGTCACTTCTATAGGATTTTCTATATCTCCTATAGTATCTTCCTCATGGTACATTTCTCTAAGTGTAATGGGTTTTAACCCTGCTCTTTCCATTAATAGGTTTTTAGTAATAGTTTTGTTGTGAAACATAGTATATGTGTTTAAAAATTAAAAATCAAGTATGCAATAATCGTAGTCGACAGTTACAGTAATTTCTTGAGCTGCATCAGCTTCATCAAAGCTATAACTACCGAAGTTAGCACTTGTTATAAACGCTCCTTTAACTAACCATTGGCTTACAATATCCCCAACCGGCCCTATAACTTGAAAAGTCAAATCTTTTTTATAAAAATCTGAATATCCGTCTCTACCGGTTATAGACTCGTGAGAAAGTCTCACCCATTCCATTACAGCTTGAGCACCGGAAGGAGTTATTGGGTCAAATAGGGTGAAAGTAATCGGTTGCCAGGTAGTCTTACCTTTTATTCTCCTATAAATATTCATGTGATTTAAAGTAACAACTCCCTGCTGTACTTCTATGGCTCCCATTCCTTTTATTATATAAGCAGGAACACCCTCCATAGTTACGATAAACCTGTTTTTTTGTTTAGGTTCAAACTGTGTAAAAAATATTTGATTTGGATCAAGTAGTGGCATATGTGTATGTTATTTTACTATAAATATTTATAATTCATAAATTATGAAGGAAAAGTAGCTCCCGTAGGCAATATATTGAAATCAAGGACTATAAATTCTGCCGTACGTGTAGGTTGTATGTAAATAGCCCCTACTAACTGGTTACGATCAATTACATCTGCTGTGTTGTTAGATTCGTCCATAACAACCCGGAAAGCATATAGTCCCTGTCTCTGTTGAATATTCTCTAGGTAAGGGTTGACTCTTCCTAAGAAAGTACCTCTTGTTGTAGCACTATTTTGTTCAAAAACTAATGTGTTAGCTATCTGTCCAATGTATGATTTTAATTCAATTAAAAGTCTTCTTACATTAACTCTATCTAAAGCAGATGCTTTTCTTTGTAAAGTTTTTTGCCCGTACACAACAGGACTGCTATTAGGAAAAGTAGCAATTGGATTAATATTAGCTGAATATAGAGTGTCTCTATCTGATGATGTTAATCTTCTTTCCACCATCTGTACTGTTGTTAATGCTCCTCTATTCAACCCTGCAGGTGCAAACCAGGGTGCGGATATACTATCACTATACGCGTATACTGCGGGAATTAGAGTACTTGCTGGTACCCAGGATTGTCTCCCTATTGTTCGGTTAAACACTCTAACCCATGGCCAATATGTAGCAACATAGGAATTATCAAAAGCGGCTGCATTACTCACAGTGGTGCCTTGCGTAGTTCCGTAGTTAGAAAGGTCCATAATAAAAATTGCATCCCCTCTATCTTTTACAGCATCGGCAGCTTGATTTACGGCTATCGATGCATTCTGGTATGTTAATCCCGGCATAGACAGTACTGTAAATTGGTAATCGTCCTTATTACTTAGTAATCTTATGCTTGCAGTATAGTCACTACCACTTAATCCTTGTATATTATCTGTAGTTACAGTTTCATAAAAGTTAGCACCTGCTGCTACTCCACCAGATGCTCCTCCAAAAGATCCTGATCCTACTTTAGGTATACTTCCGGTAAAGCTAGTTACTGCTATTCCTGCGTTATTTATGTAATTCGGTGTAGTTGTGACTGCAGAAACTCTAACATACTTTGACATATTGGGATAACTGCCGGTAACCTGTAGGCTAGTTCCATCTGCTGTTAAGTTAAATCTTTGATCTCCTATCACTTTCGATATGTAGTTATCGGCAAAAGGATCTAAAGATAAATCTATATAACTTTCTAAAATAACTCTATTGGCTGATGTATCATCGCCTCTTCTTATAAAGAGAGTAAAGACCCCAGATCCTGTATTTGAAGCTGCAATTTCCCATCTTAAGTTTTCAGTAGATCCGCTAGCTAAAGCCCCCGAAACTTCGGAACTTGTACTATTCATAATAGTCCCTTGCGATAAAGTTTCTAATACAAAAGATGATGGAACTGTACTACCGCTGATTGAAGCAGTAGCTGGTGTGTACGTACCAGAAACAACTCTAGTCACTAATGCAGTTCGGCCTCCGTTATTAAAATAGTTGTATGCTGCTATAGATGTAAAATAGTTATAAATTTGACTTCCTGACATAAAGAGATCCCCAAACTTATTTACGTAATCACTGTATGAGGTTACTAATGTCGGTATTCTTACCGGACCTTTTACAGTCGGGCCTATAAAAGCTGCCCCTGCAACTACGGGAAATTGAGTGACCTGTGATAAGTCGTTCTCTCTAGCTAAAACTCCTGGTGATAATAATGTTTCCGCCATATCTTAGTTAATTTACTGTCTATTGTTGTTTATAAATATCGATGAATAGATCAAAAATCTACCTACTTTACTACTTTAAATGTTAAATTTTGATCTAAAATTAGAGTATTACCGTCTATAGTAGTCTGTATAAGTACTGTGTAGTATCTTTCAGGTTGTAGTCCGTTCATATAAATATCAAAATAATTTGAAATATTATCAGCACTTATTTGAGTAAAAGCTCTGTCAAATTCTATTATAGTTTCTTTAGTTTTTGCATCTCTTACTTCGTAGTAAGATCCGGTTGGTAGGTAGTAGTTATTTAAATACACAGAAGATGTAGTAAACTGCCTCACCGGGTACTGTGGTCTTACGTTAACTCTAAATCTTTGCACAGATTCTTGAGAATACTCGTATTGATTTGAATCTAAAGTTACTTTAATGGGTGTTGTACTTATTATACTTCTTTCTGAGGATCCTGTATTAAAGTTATAATCTCTCCATTTTATTTCTAAACAAGGTGGATATACTGTTCGGGTATCCATAGAAAAATAATCTAAACCCCCATAGGATGATGTTGAGTATTCTATAACAGGTTCTAATTTTAGTATATGGCCCTGATTTACTATAATATTACTTAGAAACTCTTTTATGTGGTAGGTAACATTTATGTTTAGGTCTAGATCATTATTATAATTAAATGATTGGGTGGACTTAATTAATCCCCCGTAAGTATTACTAGAGGAGTACCAGGTACCGCCTCCTTTTGTAGTATCTGTAAATGATGCGGTTACCCCTGTGGTAAAACTTCCTGTACTCCATGCAAGATTTGTTCCAAAATTTCTAAATTGCCAGGTTACTCCACTTGTAGCAGGAATTAAATCTCCAAATTTACCTATTCCCATATCCCATGCTCCTGAAATAGGAAAGCATTCTACTGTAAAAGATAAAGGAAGAGTTTCAGCATTTGCCAAAGATAGTCGTAAAGATGCTGAATAGTTAGAATTTCCTATTAAGTTATTAACTACTTCTAATATATCATTATCGCTAAATTTAATAAGCCCTCTTGATACTCCTGTGGACAATCCTATAAGGCTGTTATCTACATTTTCTACTGAAATAATAGCATCTCTACCTGTATTTATTTCAGGATAAGCAGAGTATATTGTAGCATCTTTTTCAGCGAAAATTTTATATACAGCCATATGCTTTTATAATAAATAGGATCAAAGAGAGTTAACATCCTTAACGGTTTCAAGAGTAAAAATTACTTGAGATGGTGAGTATTGTACAGAATTGTACGAGAAATCTTTAATAGCTACATCCGGGAGAATGTACCCATTAACATTAACGGTAAATGTGCTTCTAACAGCTCTATCATCTCCTTGTTGAATTTCTGTGTTTTGAGTAAAAGATTCTATGTTTACTTTAAATTTCATTCCTTCCTTTTCCCCCCAGTAAGAATCTGCTACATAGTTAATACTTTCCACAATTTTATTCATTTGAGATGTGAAATCTGTAAATAGTATACATTCGTAAGAAACTGTAATAAAATCAGGAGCTGCTGTTAAGTATACTTTATCTACTGATTTTCTATTTGTCGAGTTATTTAATACTGCAAAGTTATCATAGTAGTTAGTTTTATCGTATTTTTGTCTATATACATAAAAATTGTTAACCTTGTTGCCATCTATTTTAGTGCTTAGTCCTCTATTTCTAGTCATAGCAGTTCTTTTGTAGATAATTAAAGGTACCATTAACTTAGAAGAATTATCTCTTAAAAAACCATTTTCCTGAATGCTTGTCCATCTCTCAGGTGTACCGTAATACACTGGAACGTCTATAGTAGTCCCATTTTGTACTACTGTAGGTTTAATTATATTTTTAAAGTAGTAGTCAATAGCAGTATCTATATTTTCTAATCCCACAGTAAACGGAGAAGGATCCTCCTCAGTTTTAGCTGTTTCATAGCCCCTATTTAAAATAGGGTCACTGTAGGCAGTTGACTCTGTATTAGATTTTATTAACTGCTTAGTTAAATGTTGTTGAGATTCGGGTAAGGGACGTTTAGTTGCCATTTATTTTTGAAGTTTTCTCCATCCGGGATACTTTTTAGTTAAATAGCTTTTTAGTTTCATAGATGCTTTATTCATTATATCGTATATGTTATCTAAAACTTCTTTATCTTCTGGATACTGTATAGATAACTGTTTTGCCATTCTTTTTACCTGGTCAAATTGTACAAAAAATCTCACAAAAGTAGGATTATACAGTACTTTAGAAGTTGAAGCACCAGTTTCTGGATCTACTTCTACAGTCTTAAGTGTAAAGGGTTTATCTAGAGTAGGTTTACTACTTCCGGGTAATCCCCAATCTATAGTGTAGCTTTCTGGTTTTTCTGTCATAGTCTCTGTCTACTTATACCTACTTTTTCAGGTCTTGTTAAATGTGCATTACATATTATAGATATACTACTACCGTAATTTTGTAAATATTCACTAAAGTAATATTGCTCAGATTTACCCATAACAAGATCGTTTTCTACAATTTGATTTACCTCAAAGAATTTTTCTTGCCATACTATTATATCTCCTACCTCGGGTACTAAATTATCTTCTACTAAATCATCTCGTAAGAAAGCAAAGCCCATAGTTCGGGTTACGTCTGGACCAAAGTCTGATTCTGAAAAAGTTTGATCTCCTCGAGTTATTAGACAGTTTATTAAAAAAGGTTCATTAAAAAACTTGTCTACTGACTCTCCATATACGTTACTATTTGTTGCTTTTAGGTTTATTTTGTAATAAGCTACTTCTTGCTCAATAATGTTATTTATTAGCTCTCTACTAATGCCTCTAAAAAAAGATATATCTCTTGTACTTCCGTAAAGTGCCATATTAAAATTTTTCTATTCGTTTAATATGTTCCGGAACATAGTTAAATTTCTTCAATTCTACTATTTGTCGCAGAGCAATTTGCTTTAAATTAGCAAAAGCTATAATACCGGTCTTTTTTGTTATCAATTTAATACTTAGGTAGCCTCTAGGTCTACTATCTTCTTTGTCTGATCGGTTATTTACCACCGTAACTTCCGGTAAAGCTCTTATAAGCTGTATGACATGGGTAATATCTGCAGTATCATCAAACTCTATGTAAACTAGAGTCTTATACATTTTCTCTCCTATCTCCGATAAAATTTTTTTAAAGTTTTTCATCCTATGTAGATTGGTAATGGCATGCTATTTAAAGTTGTATTTAAATGTGTGGTCTCTAATGCTTTTCTCTCTAGTTGTACTCTCCTTGAAACAGTATCTAAAAGATCACGCAACTGTAAGAGTAAAGCTTCTTTTTCAGTAGCAGATCTGGATAAGAGGTCCGTTGAGTTTAAGGTCACTGTATTTCCCGGTACCGGTATCTGACTATATTTTCCTCGTACTAGTCCTAAAGTATCCATTATTAATACTAGAGTATATCTACGAATCCAATCTCTACCAACAGCATTTATATCTGAATAGGTTATATTTTCATAGGGTATTTCAGCTATGTTTGTAATTAAGTTTGGGGTACTATCTTGTAGGGGAGTTCTTTTTTCTGATACTTTGTAGTACTGAAAAAATAATTTTGTATCCTCTCGGGGAACAGGAAAAATACGTAATTGATTATTTTGTATGCTAAAAGAATATCCCGATTTTCTTATTTGATCATTAAACTCAATAGCTTGTATTTTTTGTACATCAAAGTAAATAGGCATCAATAAGAAATTAACACCCGGAGAAAAATTTCCAAATCCAAATGCACTTAAAAGAGATTGTACCCCTGTCCCCGTTCCGGCATAGGGATCAAAATATCTTAAAATAGCAGGAGGTGCTTCATAAAAAACTTTCCTAACTTCAATACCCCCTACTATGTTTTGATCAATAGCCCATTGTGCTAGATCGTAAGTCTGTACATTTGTTACCATATCTATTGACCCGGTATATAATGTAACATTACCTCCTACTTCTGCTTCAGTGCCGTAAGTGTTAGATATTGTTATTATGTTATGTAAGCCTGGGGAGATTAACTTATTATTGAAAGATACTGATGTACTAGCACCTTCCATAGATATGTAATTCTCCCTTATCTTATATTGAAATACTTCATTACCGTACGTCGATACTGCTTCTTCAAATGCTGCATAAAATTGTATATCTTGCAACTCTACGTCCTCTATTGGGTAACCTAGCCTTTGAGCACACCATGTTGCTACTTTATCTGCGTCTTGTTGAAATTGATAGTCGTAATCGTAAAACCCAAATGGTGTATTTCCGGGGAAGAAAGAAGAAGAGCCAGGCCAGATACTAATATTTGCCATTTTTTCTTATAAATAGTAGTAAAGTTAAATAAATCTAGTTTTCCGGTGCAGTAGTAACTTTATTTAATTTTAATTTTTTATTGCTTCTTCGGATATAAGTAACTTACCTACATTTGCCATTTTTTGAAATTCTTCCATAGTAATACTGATAAGATGAATTTTTAGCATCTACATTTAAAACTAACCTGTCAGTAACTACATTTGGCCTCTATAAAATCCCATAATATTATATCATTCTTGCTAATGCTTTCATTGACCAGTTATCGTTAGATGATGAAGCAAATAAGCCAATATTTGCACCACTCATACTAACTAATAAATTTACACCTGTTGTATTTCCAATATCATTAGTTGGTGTGTCGGCATATTCTACTGATGTTCCTTGCCATACTGAAGATATTGTTCCTGCTCTTGCGTTTGAGCCACTTGTTAAAACGTAATCAAAAAATGCTGCTCTATATGAACTTGTAGGGATAGTTATTACTGTGCGGAATGAACCACTGTCTATATCTGTGTTTTGTCCATAAGTATATAGTGAGCCTGTTGATATTTGAAAATTACCTTGAACGTGTAGGGATGCGGATGGGGTGGTTGTACTTAATCCCAATCTACCGTTTGCTTCATCTAAATACACTAATGATGAGGTTACGGGTTGTCCCGTACTCCTACCCACCATTACCCTACCAATTTCCCAATTAGGCAAATCGTTATACCAAGAAGGTCCTTGAATTACCCCCGAACCATTTGATGAATTTACTTTTTCTATATTACCTAGTTTTTGGATAAGAGCAGAACCGGTTGGTTTTATGTTTGTATAACCTCCACCAACTGCAACAAATACATCATCTCCCGAACTAAAAGCAGATGTATCTACACCACTTATAAATCCATATATGTAAACATCACCCTCATTCCCCGCAGTTATTTGTTCTCCTGCTACACCCCCCGCAGGCATTCTATTAGGGTTACCTGCGTCGGCTGGGAGTATGCCTACAATATTACCTGATGTGCCTGAACTTGTAAAGTAAAGTGGTGTTCCTTTTGATATAGTAGTTAATCCAACATTTTTACCAGTGATGATAAGGTCTTGTGCTGAATTTGCAATATTATCTCTCCACTCCAATCCGGTTGATGTGGTAAATAAAATTTGATCAGGCGTTCCAGCGGTTCCTAAATTATCGTATAACGGGCCTTTTACTGAAAGTGAGCCTGTTAAGTTTAGACTTCCTGTAAAAGTATGAATATCATCTAAGCTATTACCAAACTTTGTTGAGCCTGATTCGTATATTATACTTGCAGACACAAATTCAGTATAAAACTCCTGTGCGGTTATTTTACCAGTTACCAATAGGTTCCCATCTATATGTAGTTTTTCAGTCGGTGCTCCAGTTCCTATACCTACAAACCCACTAGAACCTACTATTCTCATTATTTCAGGTTGGGTAACTGCGCCTGCATAAAATGATATGTCATTTGGGCCTCCACTATCTGAAAGCATGTATGCAGTAGTATGTCCGAAACTTGAACTTTGAGTACCACTGATACCAGTGTGGTTGTATCGTATGAAAGGATCATAGGCTCCTAAATAATTACCGCCTATTCCATACCCAGTACCTATGTTTATATTTCCAAAAGCAACACTTAAAGTTGATATTGGTGATGTTGTACCTATACCTACATTACCGCTATTACTGATATGAATTCTTACCGAACCACTTGTTTCTAATTGTAGGTCTTGATTGTCGTTAGTGCCTAAAAGTGCTGTAGTTCCAAATGAGTTACCACCTTGTACAAAGGTATTTACACTTGTTATTGAACCGCTTACACTTAAAGAACCGGTGATTTGAACTTGTGAACCAGAAGCAAACAATAAGTTACTTCTGTTATTAGCATCAACACCATTACCTATTATAAAAGCAGATTGTGCTGATGATGATATATTATATTGACCTATAGTTAATTGATAGTCACCTTGTGTTATTGTTCCTAATCCTTCTGCATGAGATGCAGCACCTCTTGCTTCTGTTAATTCTCCTTCGGCATGTGAAGAAACCCCAAATGCCTTTGTATCAGTACCTTCAGCATGAGAAGTATCGCCTATTGCCTGTGTTTGTTCTCCTTCGGCATGTGAAAATAAGCCAATTGCTTGAGTTTCCCTTCCTTCAGCATGAGAAGCAATACCATATGCTATTGTAGATAATCCCTCAGCATGAGAATTAGAACCCGAAGCAATAGTTCCTCTACCTATTGCTACAGATGAATGGCCTCTTGCCCACGAACCTGAACCTGCTGTAAAAGAGCCAGTTCCATCTGCATCAGTTTCTACTCCTGTACTAAATGCAGCATATCCACTTGCAGTAGTGTTAAATCCGGCGGCATGGGCTGCAAAGCCTGTAGCTAAATTGCCTACTCCTTCAACAAAAGAACCGGTATTATTTGCTATATTGCCTATACCAAAAGTAGCAGCCCCCGGAGCAGTAGCTGTTGGGTTTATACCTGATAGTATAGAATTGACTTCAAGTTGTTGGATTGGGGCATCATTTCCTGTTTCTATATTAACAGATTTTATTTGAAGAACATCGTTGCCATTTAAATCTATTGTAGGAACTAATTTAGTATAGTTAGAACCTGTTGGGTCAGATAATACAATAGTGTTAGAGTCTACATAGTAAATAGAAGCTGTAGTATATATTGGAATGTCACTATAATAAACACCTGATGTTATGAGGGGCATAAGATTATATTTTTATATATTATAAATATTAACCTGAAAGAGCATAATTAGAAGCAGGATCATATACGTTTGTACCTCCTCCAACAGAAGCGGCTGTGTAGCCTCGTGCTGTTGTTAATGTTACATTAGAAATTGTAGTATAAGCACTCATTCCTTGAAAAGAAGATTGGGATATATAGGCTTGAAGAAAAAATTTTACATATTGTCCTCTAGATCCGGTAGGTATTATAGCTATACCTAGTGAACTAGTAGGTGAAACTATCGTACTTATCCCCCCTGAGGGAGCAATGTTTTGAGTAGTAAATCCTGTCGGGGATAATTGCCATACGGTATAGGAAGCAGGATCAGACCCTGTTATCCAATTGTTTAAATATGAAGTATTTCCTGGGTAGTATGGTGGGGTTAGTCCTGCACTCCACCAAGTTGGTGCACTTGGAACAGATGATCTCCCAGCTTGTCCATCGTACGATCCTGTACCTATTAATTGAGGATTAGTACTTCCGCTAGCAATAGCTACTAAAATTCTAGCATTATGTTTTGCTTTAGTATTAGAATTATAATGAGTACTTCCTGTACCTACATTTCCATAGAATTGCATAGTAATCAATAGTAAATTTTCTCCGGGGAGTAAGTAGCAAGGTGGACTTTCATATGTAGTAAGCCATGCTTCTTGAATAGTAGTATAACCAACCGATGACCAAGTACTTCCTAGCTGAGTTAAAATAGGCCTACCTATATTTTTAAAATCTGCAACACCGGTTGCAGTATCTACTAATTTGTATGAAACCTGCGTTGAAGCCGACGGTATAAGAGTACGTATTACTAGACTAGATCCAGTAATATCTCCATTGTTATTTAAAGATAAATTAGGATATGTTATAGAAGTTCTAGTATCATTGTCTATAGCAGTTATTGATCCTGTTGTTTTAATTTCAGTTGCTGTTGTGTTAAATCCACCAATTAAACCGGCTGATGCGGTTATAGTGCCGTCTCCTTTAACATTAAAATTAGATGAAGATATAAAAAATCCTGTAGGTGTTGCAGCACCACTTAAAAAGAACCCACTACCAGTAATTGCATCTTGAGTAATTGCAAATCCTCCTATTTTACCAGCAGTAGCATTAATAGTACCTTCTAAATAAGCTGAGCCTGATGCCCACATTCCGTATCCAGATAATTGTCCAAATAAGGGACTTATTACCCCATCTAATTTTCCTATTCTAACTTTAGTAGTATTAACATTATTAAATCCAGCGTGAGTAGTTACACCATCTTTAACATCAATAAAAGGGGCATTATTGTCATCAGCTGTTAAATAAACAGTACCTTGCCTATCAAAATTTGAAATATTTCCTAATCTAACAAACTCCATTCCACCTGTAGGTGCAGTTATAGCTGTAACTCCAGCACCATATATACCAAACCCATAGGAAGAAGTACCGTATGCTCCATTAAACGAAGCTGTAAGTGCTTGTGTACTAGGAACACCAGCTACTATTAAGTTACATTGGTATACTGTACTTGCGGTTCTCTCTCCCT